CAGGCACTTTGGTAGCTGCGGCAGCCACATTTGCAGCCAAATTGAGACTCTGGGACAACGTTCCTCTTCCAGATTCCCCTCCAGCTTGTGCCACAAGCCCAGACATGTTTACTTGGGTGGGTGCACTAAGCTTAACCTTATTTGCCCAAGCGTAAACGGTATATGTGATAGGTTTCGTAGCACCAAGCTGGCGCAATGTATTTATAGACCGTAGCCAAATTTCACCCACATTCGTGAAAGCTGAACTGGACAGATTTTGGCCAGTATAAGTTGCATGCAAAGGGATACACAATTCTCCTCCTTTACTAGTTGTAGGATCTATCAAAACATGCATACGTTGTGAGGCTTGCATAATATCACAAAAGAACGTCGAAGGTTGAAAGTTTCGTGGGTCGGAAGCAATTGTGAAATTTGGATTTGAATTGGGCAAATAGGACATCATCAAGCAGCCCCACGCAAACGGGTTGCCGTTTATAACCAATTTCACACACAACTCCCCATCGAAAAATTTATAATTGTTCAACCTATTGCAAATTCTGGGGTTGATGGCCCACAAATTCCACGGATTAAACACCGTATCCACCTCACCATCAATAGCCCAAGTACCACTTGTTATCTCGACTGGTCTCGAGAAAAAGCTCGCCAGATCATACGTCGAGTCATAAATCTCCCTACTCACTGGGGTCTCAACAGCAGTATTTCCTCTCGAATTATTGTCGCCATCCACAAAAGTGGTTGTGGGTGTTTCAGCGACATCACCCATCTGTATTTTCAAGGCATCCACCTCTAACGCATTAATGTGCGCTACATTACAAAGGTCCGGTTTTGACTGCGAGTCCGGACTTGAACTCCTTGTATTTACATTGTTAAGAGAATATACAAACACTAGGGCTTCTTAGACCACTAATGCCGTTCTTTTATACACTTAAGCTCTTGTTTTACATCGCGTGGTGGGGGAGAGAATACTCCACCACACCCTACGAAGGGAGGGCCTTAGGCTTGCTCAGCAAGCTGGGACACCTCCAAAGGGAGAGCATTTGTTTCCACAAAATGTTGTGTTTCTAGATTAATAACAAACTCTCTCAACTTGAGAAATTTGGGGAAAACCCCAACACTCCCAAGTTCATACTCAATCTCGTTGAGTTCTTTCTGAACGATATCTGAAACTGAGTAATTCAACCGGCCAGTCATACTCCTACTGCCGTATTCAAC